GGCGGGAGCCGAGAATGGGGTCTACGAGATCTTGAGCGTCGGCGGCACCTCCGCCCGGTGGTCGATGCGGCGCGCCGCCGGCTGGGACGCGAGCCCGCGCGTGAAGGCCATGCGCCTGGTCGCGGTGTCCGAGGGCACCACCAACGGGAACGCGGTTTTCGCCCTCACGACTGACGACCCGATCGTGCTCAACACGACGGGCCTGGTCTTCGCTGCGGCGACGGCTTCCGCCCTTGGAGCTGGCGGCGTCACTCCAGCCATGCTCTCGGCTGCCGTGCACGGCGGCAGTTGCACGCTCGTGGCTGGCACGGTGGCCGTGGTCGACACTGCCATCACCGCGGACAGCAAGATCGCGGTCACCCGGACCGCCCCCGGCGGGGCGACCACCGACACCGTCTCCTACGACGTCGTCTCGAAGTCCGCTGGTGTCGGGTTCACGGTGCAGGCGTGCGTTGCCGCGGGCACCATCAACGTCGCCGACGAGTCCGACCTCGACTACGTCGTGGTCGAGTCGCCGTAAGCACGTCACCCAATCTGGCAAAGTCTATCTGGGGACGTAAAGCCCCCGGGTCGTGCTGCGTGAGTCTCTCCTCTCCTCCCCGGACCGACTATGCCCACCCCGCTCGTCATCAACCTGCACGAGGGAGACCTCGTCGTGGCGAGCGGGGTGGGTGTGGCGGTCGATCTCTGGGGTACGGATTCGGTTGAGACGCGCCGCGCTGCAGCGCTGACGCTGGTGGTCTTTGAGGCCACCGGAGCGTGTAGCGTGCACGTTGAGACGAGCCGTGACGGGACTACCTGGCAGCGCATCAACACCAGCGCCGCCGGGGCATCCGGCGTGACGGAGCTGCTCCTTGGTGACATGCAACGCTACGCCCGCGCTTCCTGGACCATTCCAGCGCTAGGAAGCGTGCGGTTTGCGTTGAGCGGCAAGGCACTGGAGCTCTGGTGCTCGCTGACCGAGCTGGCGACCCTAGGCTCTGCAGCTGCGGCCCTCTCAGCCCTCCCGGTGGCGACGAGGCTTCGGCACCTACTGGCCGCAACTACGGTGGCGGCTGGATACATCGCCCGCCGGCACTCGGCGCCGATCCTTCGCGTCGGCCAAGACGTCGTTCAGGCGGTGGCTAAGCTCGCGTCGGTCTCGCTGCTCACTGACGCGCACGGGGTCAACCCGCACACGGAGGCAGCGGCGCTGGTCTTCGAAGAGGCGAGGGGCAAGGAGCGATGGCTCCGAGACGTCTCCAACGGGCTCGCCGTAGCAGATGTCACTGACTCTACGCCTACTGCGCACGAGGGTTCTGGCGCTGTTGCCGTCAGTGGGCTACCGCGTGGGTGGGGCTCCATGTCGATCGTATAGGGCGGGCCCTCCGGGCTCCCCGCACACAGCGGTCCGGCGCCGCCGCGCCATCCGCGGAGGGCGCCCCGAGTGACCGTTGTTGCCAGCGACCGCGAACTCGATGAGCTCATCAGCAGGCTCGGAGAACTCGAGAGCGGCGCGGGGCTCCGGGCTCTTGCTCAAAACATCGCAGAGGAGGCGGTGGAGCAGGTCAAGCAGGGGTTCGAGGACGAGCGCGACCCCTACGGCAATGCGTGGCCCGGACTCCAGTGCCGAGACGGCCGAATCCTGCGCGACACGGGCGCGATGCTCAACAGCTTGCATGTGTCCAGCGCGACGGCCGCTCAGGCGAAGATCGCGATGGGCGTCTGGTACGCGGTGGTTCACCAGACCGGGAAGACGATTGTGCCGAAACGCGCCAAGCGACTGCGGTTCATGGCCTTCGGAGTCCCGACCTTCGCCAAGTCGGTGACCATCCCAGCGCGGCCCTTCTTCCCGCGGGTCGGCGACCTGCCGGGGGAATGGGCGCAATCCTTCGACGAAGTAACCGGCGAGTGGTTCCGGATGCACTTCGGGCGGTGACAGATGGCCTTCGGGTTCAGCAACATCATCGCCACGCTCGAGAGCGCCTATGAGGCGCGCACCGGTCAGCCGATCGCCTTCGTGGGCGGTGAGCAGGCGCGGCATCAACACGACACCATCCCGCCGTGCGTGTTGGTTCTGCATGCCGGCGGCACGCATGAACTAGCTGGCAAGGCATCGACAGGAGACGACGCTCGGTCGGAGCATCGCGTCGTTTCGGTGGCGGCCGAGATACTTCGGTTCGAGTGCCACGCCACTACGGAACGGCAGGCATATCGACTCTGGGCAAACGTCTGCGTGCTGCTGCGCGAACTCTACGCAGACGCCGTCGAGCTCGGGAACCTTGGCTGGCTCACCCAAGAGCAACGCGCGGCAAGTCCGATGCTCGACCGCGCTGTGAAGTGGCAGGTGGTCCGGTTCCGCACCGTCCTCCCGGCGTCCTTGGCCCCTCTGGACGACGACATCCCAGAGGTCGAACGCGTCGTCGTCGAGAGCACCGGGCACGACATCCACCTCGTCTCGAGCCTCGACCAGACCCCTCTCCCGCCGAGCTGCGGCCACAACGAAGACCCCACCGAGGACCCATGAAGACCACCGACGCCACCGTGCTGCAGACCACCGACATCGCAGCCACCCGCACCACGGCAGAGAAGCCAGCCGCAGCTCGCCAGGGCAAGCAAGCGCCGGACGTGGAGCGCAAGCCCTGGGAGCAGTGGGGGAGGAAGAAGCCCGTTTCAGCGGCTGCGCTGCGCAGCGCCGCAATCCTCCGCCACTGGGCCATCGGGAAGTTCGTCACGGAGGCGGAGTTCGACGCCGCTGTCGAGGCCGCAAGCAACCTCTCCTTCCGCTGAGCGCGGGACACCGACCATCGATCTGAAAGGCCCCCACCATGGCAGTCGTCACCCCCAGCGCCACCGTTCGTCCCGTCGATGGTGGGCTCTCCACCGTCGACTCTCCGACCCGCCGTATCGGGCTCGCTGGTCTCTCCGTCGCCGGCGCCGCGAACGCAACCCTCCACACCGCCGACCCCCAGGCGGTCATCGCCGCCTTCGGTGGCGGCGAGCTCGTCGAGGCGGCCCTGCACGTCCTGCGCAACTCCGACCCTCCCGTGGGTCTCGACCTGGTGCGCATCAACCCGTCTGATGCCGGCTACGCACTGGCTGTCACCACGACGAGGGCGGAGTCTCCGGCAAGCACCGGTACGCTAGTTACCACGGGTTCGACTCCGTTCGACACCTACGAGGTACGGGTGTCCGTGACGGCCACGGTAGCCGACGCGGCGTCCGGAGACGGCGAGTTCCGCCTCTCTCTCGATGGGGGCGACTCCTACAGCAACCGCATCGCGATCCCGCCCGGAGGCGTCTACGAGGTACCCAACACCGGGATCACTCTCACGTTCGCTGGCGATCTGGACGAAGGCGACGCGTTCTCCTTCGACTGCGTGGGCCCAGGCTATTCGTCCGTGGACCTCGCGGCTGCGCTCGCGGCGCTCGACGCAGACGGGTACGACTACCGTAAGCTCTACGTACTCGGGACGGGGGCGAATGCTGCGGCGTCCGCTGCGCTCGCTGCCACCGTACTCGCCCATGCGGAGGAGCGTTCCGCAGCCAAGCACTTCATGCGCTCCGTGGTGCAGGTGAAGCATGGCCTCACGAACGGTGCGGTGACGCTCGGAGGCACGCCGGCTGCCACCTCGACCATCTCGGTTTCGGGGACTCCCACCGACTCGTCGATGCGCTTCGTTGTGGAGATCACCACGACCGGGGGTCTCGGCGCCGGTGTCTTCCGGTGGAGCTCCGACAACGGCACCACCTGGACCGAGACGGAGACCATCACCGCGGTTACGGGCGTCAACGTGCTCGGCACCTCCGGGGTGACGGTGACGTTCGGAGAGAGCTCCTACACGGACGGGAACGAGTACACCTGGGCCCCGCGCGTCGAGACCGACGCGGAGGTCAAGGCGGCGTTCGACAGCGTCGAGGGCTGGCGGCTGGCGGTGGCTGCGGGCGAGGTCGAGCTCGAGAGTTCGCTCAACAAGGGGCGCAAGTACCGCCGCGGTCTGATCTACTCCGCTCTGCTCAAGGACGCCGAGAACCCACTGCACCACGACATGGGGCGCGTGCGGGATGGTGTCCTGAAGGGAGTCTCGCGCCTCTACCGGGACGAGCGACTGACTCCAGGGCTCAACGAGGCGAAGTTCATCACTGCTACTACGCAAGAGGGCAAGCCCGGGAAGTTCTACATCACCCAGGGCAACATGCGGGCTCCGGACGGGTCCGACTTCGATCTGACCCAGTTGGTGGACATCCTCAACGAGGGTTGCCGCATCACCCAGGTCTACCTCAACGAACTGCCGGGCGACCACCTGCGGACGAAGCCGGACGGCACGATCGCCGATGAGGACGCGGAGCTCATCGACAGTCAGCTCCAGGTGTTGCTCGACGCCGGGCTCGGAGCGGAGGCCACGGGCGCGACGCAGATGATCGAGGCCAAGGTCCGCCGCGACCTGCCGTTCGCGTCCACCCGCAAGGTCTCGGCGCGCGTGCGCATGGTCCCGCTCTTCTACGTCAAGCAGGCCGAGGGCGAGGTCGGCTTCGCGATGACGCTCACCTCCGTTTGAGAGCCGGCCAACACCAGCTGACCAGGGCCTCTACGGGGGCCCGCCTACCACCCCCTAGGAACGCACTCTCATGGCAGCCATCCCGCTCGTCGCAAACGGCGTCATCACCGACTGGTCGCAAACCGAGATCTCCATCGCCAAGCTCGAGGAGGGGGCGCCAGCGATGCCCCCGATCCGAGGTGGGATCAGCAAGCTCGATTGGGACTACGGCATCACTGGGCGAGAGAACCACTTCGGCAACGCCGTCGAGAACGTTGGCCAGAACGAGGGGAACCTCGACTACTCGTCAACAATGGGCATGTTCGAGGCCGCGTGGAAGAAGGCGCTCACGTACCTCGGAGATGGCTTTCTCAGTGTCAATCACATCATCACCATCAACGCGGTCTACAAGGTTGACGGCAAGACCCACCGGGTGACGATTCAGGGGTCAGTCGTCAAGCCGTCGGCGTCGTGGTCACAGGGGTCGGTACTCATGCGGGACGTGGAGCTGAAGCCCACGAAGATCCGCGAGACCGACACGAACGGGCGGCTTGTGCAGCCGATCGCGCAGGTCTGACGATGGCTGCCTCGCACAGCATCGCGCCCTTCGATGACCTGGTCCCCCTCGTGGCGGCCGCGTGGTCGTCGGGCGACTACTCGCTCGTCAACGCACGCGGCGAGTGCGCGCGCTACCTGAAGGTCGTCACGGTCGGAAGCTCCCCGTCGCTCGTCCTCAACCTCGAGAACGGCGAGACCCGCACCTACTCGGTGGCGACGGCGGGCGTAGCCGCTGGCTGGGAGACCCCGGGCCCAGGGCTGCGCATCAAGAGCATCGACGCGACCACCGCTGACGTATCGGCGGTGCTGGTCGGGTACTGAGCAGGCAACCGCCGGTCTCTGGCCGGCAGAAGTGGGGCAACATGAGCAACAAGCAAGCATGGGTGGCCGCGGCCGCTCTCGACCAGGCAACGATCGACTCGCTGAAGCAGAAGCACGGACGACGGCTCTACCTGGTCGAGGATGCGGACGTCGGCCCCGTGGTGTTCAAGCCTGCCAGCAAGGAAGTCTGGGCGGAGTTCATCGACCAGTCGGGGAACGTCGACGACGCGACCCGGACGCTGATCGATGCCTGCGTGGTCTATCCTGCGGGTGCCGAGCTGCAGCAGATGCACGACGACTTCCCGGCATTTGCTGATTCGCTCGCGGTGGCGATCAGAGAGAAGAGCGGGGGCCGGCGCGGCCTGACCCCAAAAGCGCTCTGAGGGAACGGCAGCAGCAGCTCGAGAGCACGAGGCGTGACAACCTGGAGCTTGGGATGTGCGTCGCCGCATTCCTTCGCCAGGCGCACAGGAGCAAGGACGAGCCATTGACTGAGCGCAGGAGAGCTCGAATCGGCGCCATCAGAATAGGAGAGGCAATCAACGCCCTCTGCTCTGGTGGCGCCTTCGGCGCATCAGGACGCCGCCACTGACGCCGGGGACCACGTGAGCAGCGAATACACCATCAGCCTGCGCGACGAGGTGACGTCGGCGGCGGCTAGGATCCGCGCCGAACTGCAGGGGCTGCGCAGCGATGCGCGCGCCATCCCTGACATGCGTGTCAGGGCGCCGGGGGCGAGCTCCGCGGCGTCTTCTATGCGCGTGGCCACGTCGGCAGCAAGGTCCTTCTCTGGGGCGGCACGCGCTACGGCAACGGCGAGCGCCGCAGCGTCCAACGGAATCAGCGGATGGGTGTTCAGGGCGCGCCATTACATCGCGGCGACGCGTCAGATGGCGCAGGCCAAGCGAGAATTCAACCGATCGCAGCGGGAGGCAATGCGCGCGCCGCCTGCGCCTGGGGCTATCTCTGGGGGCCCCGCCATGGGCGGGGTGTTGGCAGGCGTAACCGGCGGCCTGGTTACTACTGGGGCACTGATGGGTGTGCGGATGCTGAACACCGCGCTGCGCACGACCGTCGCCACTATCACCGGGATCACTGCTGGGTTCGCGCAGGCAACCGTATCAGCCTTCGACTTCCGCACCCGCGCAACGATGGCTTTCCAGGCCATGCGTGGGGACGGTGAGAAGGAGTTTGTGCGGATCACTTCGCTTGCCGTGGAGATGGGCTCCTCGCTTGAGGAGACGTTCGCCGGGATTAAGGCGCTTTCCGTCGCGGGCTTCGGAGCCTCCGAGGCCGAGCAGATGTTCAAGCGGCTGCAGGACATGAAGGGGATCGGGCTCGAGCAGGGGGCGCTGAACCGCCTAGTCCGCGCGATCTCCCAGATCAAGGGCGCCGGCCAGTTGCAAGGCGACGAACTCCGTCAGATCCAGGAGACTGGAATCAGTGTCGGCAGCATCTGGGACGAGCTCGCCAAGTCGATGGGTGTCTCGGTCGCAGAGGCGAAGAAGCTGAAGGAGGCCGGGAAGGTCAGCGCCGACGTCGCAATCCCTGCGATCATGGCCGCGATGGCCAAGGTGGCCGGAGGGGGCGAGGCCGGCGAACTCGGCCGGGAGATGGGGCGCAAGACGTCGGAGGGGTTCGGGAACCGCGCGTCGCTCATCAAGCAGCTGTTCTTCGACCGCATCGCCAAGGACTCCGAGGGAGGGATCTCGCGCGTCCTGGAAACCGTCAACGAGGCCGCCGACAGCATCCTCGGTTGGATGGAATCCGCCGATGCGCGATCGTTCTTCGCCGAGATTGGCAGCGGCATCACCACCGTCGCGAACGACCTGCGCGCTGCATTCCAGAGCGATTCTGCCCGCAAGTACCTGTCAGAGCTGAGGGAGCTGTTCCTTGGAGCCTGGCGGGTCGGAGAGGGGCTCTGGTCGGTTGCCAAGGCGTTCATCGAGGGGTTCTCCGGACGGGAGATGGACCTATCGACCACCAAGGATGGGCTGCAGAGCATCGCTGAGGCGCTCAAGAGCGAGGAGGCCACGAGGTTCTTCAGGAGCATCGGGGCCGCCGCCAGTGCTGGTGCTGAGATGGTACTCTTCTTCACCACCAACATCCGGGCTCTCGCTTCAGGGGCGCAGACGGCGGCGGGTGCGCTGGGGTGGCTACTCGACTCCGTGGTCGCGCTTCACGACCGGATGGTGACCGGCGGCACGAACGCAGCGGCGGCTCTCATCCAGGGGTTCGTCGGTGGTCTGCAGGGAGGGATCCCTTCCGTGATCCAGTCGGCTCTGTCCGTCGGGCAATCGGCGCTATCAAGTCTCATGAGCTCGCTGGACGCGCATTCCGCGAGCCGGGCCGCATTCAAGATCGGCGGTTGGACCACCGAGGGGCTCGGAGGCGGCATGGTCGCCAACGACAACGCCCGCCGCGCCGCGGCCACCGTGGCAGGTGGCGTGCGGGCAGAGCTCGCGACGGGGCTCGGGGTCAGCGCCGGTAGTTCAAGCGCGGTCACCAACCAGATCGGTGGCGACGTCGTCTCCAGAAGCGAGTCCTCGTCCAGGACGGTTTCCGTAGTCATCAACGTCACCGGCGGCATGGACGCTGCGGCGCAGGCGGACCTTGAGCGGCAGGTCAAGGACCTGTTCGCGCGGGTGGCGTGATGGTGGCGATCTCCGACTGGCGTGGCGGCACGCGGCAGCAGAACCTCTGGGATCGGATCTGGTTCGACGGGGAGGAGCTCATCTGCGATCTCGTCGTGGTCAGCGATGGGAAGGTCGGCACCAAGCTCGACGTCAAGCCACGCAAGGGCGAGGACGGAGCCGACTACACCGACAACGGGCTCGACCCTGCTACCTTCACCGTCTCGCTCGGGTGGCTGACGCTAGAGCGCGCTTCCGAGGCCGAGGCGCAGCTCGAGCGCCTGGACCCCCGCGCCAAGGGGGCGGTGAAGCAGCCGCGGACCATCACGCATCCCAAGCCCAACGAGGCTGGGATCGAGAGGGTCGTCATCGACGCTGTCTCGTTCCCGAAGGTCATCAAGGGCGTCCGCTGGCGCGAGCTCTACTGCACCGAGTTCCGGCCCGCGACCCCCAAGCAGAAGGGCGGGGCAGGAAAGCCGAAGCCGGGGACGGTCGGCTACGGGGACCCCGACGCCGACGCCAAGTCAGTCGCGGACTACTACGCGGCCCAGCAGCGCGAGATCCTAGAAGACATCGAGGCGGGGCGCATCGACCCGGACGAAGGCGGGGACGCATTCGCGCAGACTGGGATCGACCAGATGAACGCGCTGCAGGACCTATACGACGCGAACGGCGCTCCCTCTTCGGCAGAGAGCATCGACAGCAACGGGCTCTGAACGGCGCACCATGCACCTGCTCTTTTCCGGTCTCGAGGTACCTGTCCTCTCCGCTACCATCACTTGGGCGCAGCGGGGGCCATGGGTTGCCGACCTCATCTTGGACGCGACCAGCGCCCCAGAGGGGGGCGTCATCATCGAGGAAGGGGCGCTGCGCCTTCGGGGCACCGTCTCGATCTCCGGAGAGTTCGCGGGGCGGGCCCGGGCGCGCGTCGTCGGCGGGGCCGGTGGTATCGGGACGAAGGTTCAGGCGCGGCAGTATCGGGATGCGCCGCTATCCCTGGTGCTCGGCGACATCGGCAGCGAGACGGGCGAGACGATCCGCCCGGCCACGCCGGAGCTCGGAGCCGTGCAGCTCGAGCTCTGGGCGCGCCCCGCCGCGGCCCCAAGCCGGGTGCTCGACGATCTCTGCCGCATCCTCGGCGAGGCCTATTCCTGGCGCACCACCGACTCCGGCGCTGTCGAGATCGGCCCCGAGGCGTGGCCCACCGCTGAGCCCTCGCGGGCGCGCGTCCTCGAAGAGGATCTCGGGCATGACGTCCTCGTGGTCGACGACGAGCTGCTCGAGCTCCGCCCCGGTACCGTCTGGGAGGGGAAGCGGCTCTCGGCGGTCCAGGTGCAGTGGGGCGCGCAGCAGACCCGCACGAAGGTGTGGGTGCTACGCGGCGCCGGCGCTGGGGCGGGGACGACGGAGGGGCGCGGGCTCGGCGAGCTGATGGCGCGCGTGGTGGAGTCGCGCCTCCCCTCCCCGCTCTGGACTCGCCTGCACCCGGCGGTCGTGCACTCGCAGGACCCGAGCAACTTCACGCTGCAGGTCTTCCCAGAGTCGGCGGACATCCCGCCGATGGTCGAGGTCCCGCTCCACACCGGGCTCCCGGGGCTCGAGGTCGAGGTCCACCAGGGGGCGAAGGTCTTGCTGGCCTTTGTCGGGGGTGACCCGCGCCACCCCGTCGCCCTGCCAGCGTTCGAGAGGGATACCAAGAAGCTCAAGGCGCTTCGCATCACCGCTACCACGGAGGTCACGGTCGAGGCGCCGAAGGTGACAGTCGAGGGGGCGACGGTCGCGGTCGGCGGCGGTTCCGGAAACGAGGTGCTTCTCGGCGACACCCCTGCCAACCCCGTGGCGCGGGTGGGGGACCTCGTGCAGATCGCACTGCAGATCCTGGTCCCTGACCCGACTCAGGGGGTCTTACTCAATGCCGGCCCGACACCTGTGACTGGTACGATCGGATCTCCGGGGCTTCCCGTCATCGCTGTCGGCCAAATCCTCTCCGGACGATCATCGGTGAAGGCGTGACAACGCTCTACGTCGGCACCCTCGATGTCGCGTCGATCAACATCGGCGTGACGCTGGCGCTGCCAGCATTGCAGGCGCGTCTCGGAGAGCTGAACGGCGCCTACGCGGAGCTCCAGGCGAAGCTCGCGAGCATCCAGTCGCAGCTCGACCTCATCGCCGAGGTGAACATCCCGAACCCTCTCACGCTCACCGCAGGGCTGCAGTCAGCGCTTGCTGGCGTCGCTCAGATCGCCGCGCAGTTCCCGACGGCGACGGTCAGCCTCGGCGCCTCTCTGCAGGCTGACATCGTGGCGACGCTGGCGCTGGCCGCAGACATCCAAGTCAAGATTGACCTGCTGCTGGCGCTGATCGCTGAGCTGACGCTGGCGATGAGCGGGGCGGGGATCGCGGTCTACGCCTACGACGGTCGCGCGGACCGGCTCGGACCAGAGGTGGACGCGCAGCTCTCCGGGGGGCTCCCGGGCACGGGGCTACCCGCACAGCCCATCAAGGGACTCGTCCTGGCGTGCTCGGACCTTGGCGCCTGGGACAAGCTCTCGAAGGTGCTGAAGGTCACGTAGTCTGGCAGATGCCGGTGATCAGCGGTTGGGTCGGCTCGTCGTGGAGGCGGCACGGGTCGGTGCAGGCGTACTGCTCCTCCACGTAGCCGCGGCCCTGGTCCTGACAACCGGCGAGCAAGCGCGATCCGACCGCTGGACACCACCAGGAGTTCGGGACGCACTCGTTGCAGTAGCCCTCGTGGCAACCGAAGTCGGCGTTGCAGGTCTCACGGTGGACCCACCCGTCTGGGTCTTCTCCGCCGATCGCGCACTGGTAGACACTGCCGTCCCGGCACTCGCGGGCACCGAGTTCGCACGGCGGCGGGGGAGCAGGCTGGCACAGTCCGTCCAAGCATCCGTGCTGGCAATCCTCCCAGAGGTCCCAGCCGTAGCCCGCTTCCCCATAGCCGGTGTCGTCAACCCAGTGACAGAAGACAGCCGAGGAGCCGAGGCACGAGCGGTCGCCAGGGGAACACGCCTCCTCCCCGCCACCGATCCCCCCCGACTCCTCGACCCCGCCGGTCGGTAGCTCGCCACCGGTGGCGACGACGCCCCCCGTTGCCGGGTAGCCGCCGGTTTCCGGCGCCCATCCGCCCGTCGGCTCGGAACCGCCCGTTCCCGTCGCGACGCCGCCCGTAGCGGGCGTCTCCCCCGCGCCCCCTCCGGTCTGCTCCGCGGGAGCGCCACCCGCGCCAGCGGGCCCCTGGGCCCCTCCGGTGGGGTCGGGGGTGCCGCCACCAGCTCCGCCGACCGAGGAGCGATCATCGAAGCGCGATTCGGAGACACAGCCGAGCACGAGCGCGGCGGCGCAGCACAAGGCGAACGACCGGGCCATTCCTCCAGCATGTGCCCCCGCCATCGGGGGTGCAACCGCCCGCAAGGACCACCGTGGCTAACCTCGGCACTGACCTAGGAAATTTCGACGCCGTCGGGACAACCGTGTCCGGACGGGAGCTGCTGGTCCTCGACCTCTGCTGGCGCCTGCGCACCGACGAGGGCTCGCTCTGGACGGACCGCAGCTACGGCTATCGGCTCGCGCAGCACATCAACGACACGCTCGATGCGACGCGCCTGCCGGCCATCGCGAGCCGCGCGGCGAGCGAGCTGCTCAAGGACGAACGGGTGCGCGCCGCCTCGGTCGCCTGCTCGCTCGAGACCATCACCGGCATCAAGCAGCGGCTCCGCGCTGCCTGCACCGTGACCGACGCCGATGGGCCGTTCCGGTTCGTGGCCGCGGTCACGTCCGACACCTTCACCCTCGAGCTGATGACGGCGAGCTGACATGGCGATCATCCCCATCACCTTCGCCCAGTTGGTGCAGCGAATCTCCGACCGGGAGATGCTCTCATCCGTCATCGAGCACTTCCGAGTCGCCGACTTCGACGTCGACTCGTGGAAGGCGGGGGGCGGGTATCACACGGTGGCACGGGCGCTATCGAGCGGCCTCTCGGTGCTCTCCGAGGTCGTGCAGATGGTGGCGGCGGGCGGCTACCTCGACCACGCACGCGGCCCCTGGCTCACGTTGCTGGCGCGGTCCTGGTTCGGTCTGCGCCGGCGGGCCGCGACCTACGCGGTGCAGACGGTCCGCCTCACGCTCGACGCTGGAGCGTCCCCTGAGCCTATCGTCGCGGGCACCGTCTGGGTGACTACGGAGAGTGGGCTACGATTCAACCTCACCTCGGGCGGCACCGTCCCGTCGGGCGGGTCGCTCACGTTCTCTGCCAAGGCGGAGCACCCGGGGAGCGAGTACAACGTATCGGCCGGGACGATCACCCGACTGGTGACGCCTCGCCCCGGGCTCACGGCCACGAACACCGGGCTCACGACGGCTGGGCTCGCCGAGGAGCGCGACACCGAGCTGCGCGCGCGGTGTCGCGCTCGGTGGGGGACGCTAGCCGCTCACTCTCCGAGCTCGACCTATGCCTTCTGGGCCCTGACCGACGACAACGGGATCGACGCCCGTGCGGGGGTAACCCGCTGCTACGTCGACGACTCCAACCCGGAGGGCGCGGGCACGGTGAATGTCTACCTCGCCGACGAGGCGGGGCCGGCGGATCCGGTCGTCGTCGTTCCGGAGGTCGACACAGCCCTGCAGAGCAAGCGCGGGATCTCGACGGTCTTGCGCACGCTGGGCGCGGTGCCCGAGACCATCAACCCGGTTGGTACTGTCTGGGTACGCGGGACGACGGCAACGGAGGCGCAGGCCGCGGGTTCTCTGGCGCTCAACACCTTGCTCGCCGAGACTCCGATCGGAGGGCACGCGATCGGCGGGGAGCGCGGCCTATTCAATGACCAGATCGCCGCCGCGCTACGCGAGGTGCCTGGGGTCGTGCGGGTTTCCCTTTCCTCGGCTGAGCACCTGCTGAGCATCGGAGAGGTGCCAGTCGCGCCAGCCGGGGATTGGCCTGGGTTGTCCTTCGAGATCACCTGATGGCCAACTTCGTTTCTTGGCTACTCGGCAGATTGCCGCCGCGACTCGTCACGGGCGAGACAGAGCGCCGCTTCATGCTGATGGTGGCGAGCTCGCTGGACTTGCTAGCGGACGGGATCTCCTACGGGGTGCGAGCGCGCTACCTCTCGGATGCCCCGGCTGATGCGCTGGGGCTCGCCGGCCTGGACCGTCAGCTCGAGCGCGGATTCGCGGAGAGCGACGAGTCGTGGCGCGCGCGGCTGGAGCAGGCGTGGGAGGTGTGGCCGTGGGCGGGGACGGTCCACCCCGACGGCCTGCTCGGGCAGCTTCGCGCCTTCGGGTACGACTCAGCGACCGACCCGCCATACTTTGTTGAGTCGCAGGACACGGTGCCCGGGATTCGGGAGGCGCACTGGTCGCAGTTCTGGGTTGTGGTCCCCGCAGGGGCACACCCCTACACAAGCAGCATCCCCGCGGGCCACGCAGACGCCGTGCGGCGGATCCTTCGCGCATGGCGTCCAGCCAACGTCGTATGTCGCGCCGTCATCTTCCGAGTAGTGGGCCCGCTCTGGGACTACGGGATGCC